ACGCAAGGCCACAACCATGTGTCAACAAATTGTTGTGTTTCTGCGGTTGCATAATGTCCACAATCAGTTTTGTTAAGTTTGAGTTTGTCACATTCAATCATGGCACATCCAGGAATCAAGTTAGAGGCCGACTCCAACCATTCGTATCCAGGCAAGATCAACTTGTCCATTTCAACAAACCAAGAAAAGAACACAAGAGGTTTTTTCCATTGATCGCATAAGGCCTTGATTGCCAACATGTTATGTATAGTTTGATAGTCGTAATATCGTGTGCCTGCAACTTCACGGAACCAAAACTTATCCAAGTCTCCTGTCTCTAGTCCAGTTAATGCATCTAACCATTGACTATTATTATATACATTCATAGTGTAACATCCTATGTCTTTGTAGATATTGCTGTGAGTGGGATCGTAATAATCCACTGGTGCGGGTATAGGATGTGCTTGTATACCAGCCTGAACATCTTGCCAGGATTGAGATCCAATCACAACCCTAGCAGGTCCCGTAAGTTGTACAATAACTAAATCTACTTCAGGGTCTTTGACAATATCATGACATTTTTCTACATAGAAAGCATTGCCAGCGCCTGTACTACATGCACGAACCAATTGACTTTGCAAGCGGTCGCTGATAAAATCTGGCCAACTACGACCATATTTGGTTGTGGAAAAACTATCCCCAACGGCTGCTAATTTTCTAATCATTACCATCCTGCCTGTTTTAATATTTCTTTAGCATACTCCTGATCTGCTGAATAATCGTGAAATTTCTTAGACCACGCATCACTATCAATGTATGGCCAAATCATTGTGATTTGCGCAGTATCCAACGAGTTCAGAAACTCTTGCCCTGATGCTGAGTTGTATATCACCCAGGGTGATATACGCCCTGTAGTAACTGCATGGCACAATACATTGCTATTGCCATACCGCATGCAATCATGTGCTGGGTGTGTGGTCTTTTCACTCCAATCAATGCTGTACTCTACCGCACGGGCTAGAGCATCTGCTACTGCTTCTACCCTAAGATAGAACAACAAGTACTCTGTATATATTCTGTCACTGCACCAGTGATCAATCTTTTTGTTGTTCTTCAATAACCAAGCCATAAACTGTGCCGGGTTGATAACTCGAGTGTTCACGCAATAGCGACCAAACTTTACAAATGCTCGGTAGTATGGCGAGTCACAGAAGTCTTCAAAAGTTTTGAGTTTGGCTGACCCTTGTGCCAGTTCATAGAACTTGATGTAGGCCTGGAATCCCAGTTGTACTCCACGTTCACTTTGTTCCATACGCCTGCGCTTGGGCTCGCACATGTGTACTGCAATAGAGCTTTCTCGTGCAAAATCTTTCTTGCAGAACTCACATGTAAACTTACTTGGTGTCTCGGCCATGTGCTCTAATGTATTGATCAAGTTCTTTTTTGGTTGTTATTGCTGCCATGACATCAATCTCATCTGGCTTGTAGTGCGGAAACAATTCTGCCAGTTGTTTTTTCATTGATCCAGCACCTGCTTCTTTTTTCTTGGGTGCAATCCAGTTGTGTCTTAGTGCGCCCATGTCTGGACTCACCGTGGTGGCCATGAGCCATTGCAGTTTACGGTGCTTGGATGAACTAATGTTAAAGAAGTTTTTGTTTAGTCGTTCGTTTGTGGAAATTACATAGAACTCCTGTAAGTCCCTAGATCCTTCTACTGCCGATCCCCACCGTATCATTAGGAATGGAGCAAACTTCTTGCGCTCTTCATCTGTCAAATCGTCGTAGAATGTTCTGACCTTGTGGTCAAACATTTTCATCTCATTAGCAATGCTTAGTTTGTCAGTCATGTTGAGTCAGTGTTTTAATAGTGTCGTCTAAAAAGTTTTGTTGGTATGCTTGGTCATACACATGAAATCCAGATAATACCTTTTCACCTGGATAGCGCCACAAATTAACATTTAGCATCTTAGATTCAAATTGTTCAAGTTCGTTGGGTATACAAAATCTGTTAAAAAACTCGTAAGGAATAGCAAATCCTCCCAGTGAGTATGCAAAATTTATTTTTGTGTTGGTTAAAAAATGCAGTGTAGATAGTATAACATAATAAGACTGCAATGCCAGCCAATCATGAGACATTTGCTTATGATACAAAGTACGAAATTCTGATTCTTTTTTACTTAGACGGTTTGATCTAGTACAACTTAGCCATCTATTATCATAATTGTTTACAGTGTGCTGAATATCCCTGCAATTGATATATTGATGGTAGTTTAGATCAAATTCAAATCTAACAAATTCTGTAAAGCCTACCACCAATGAATCACAGTTGTAGTTAACAGCATTTCTTACTTGGTTGGCAATCATTATATTTGACGTCCCGCTAAGACTTAGATTTATCTGATCAATTGATTTATCAATACAAGCAAGCTGACTGGTCCAATGTATGGTGTCGGGAGGTCGAGTAAACATAAAACTGTCCCCGCAAATTCCAAGTTTTTTAATCATTTGGTTTTTTTAAATTGTACATTACTTCAAGTTGATCCCACAACTCTTGCATGCCTGAATCCGTTGAGGCCATCTGGTAGATTGCTAAAATTTTAGCAACCGTATGTTGTGAAACGCCAAGTATTTTGTTTTCTAAACTCACGTCGTATCCCACGACACGACGTTCTGTTGCACCAAACTCACGTGCGTATATCACAGGCCCGTTACGTTCATAGATTAATGGCACATCAGGTGTAAGATTTCCCATAGTGTCCTACCATGCTTTGTTGTAATCAACTATCTCGCAGTTGCGACTGATGTCTTTAACAAAGTACACACAATCAGGTTCGTCGCCGTCGGTAATTGGCACTGCTAGCATTTGGCCGTTTTTGAGTTTAGGAGCATACCAAGATACTTCGTGATATACATCTAGGATCTCAATGTCAGGAAAGCTGGGACGGAAACTGGATCGAGGATTAAATTGAAATACCTTGAATCCTCGATCATTAATACTAGTCAACGGAAGTACTTCTAGGTCACCAATCTCAGGTTCTCCAATCAACACTTGCCAATCCATGGGCATCTTGATTGTGTTATTGCCTATACGTAACACTAGAGCTGGCGAATTAAAACTCTCTAAAAAGATCAAGGGAATAAAATGATAGTCTGGCTCTGCTGGATTAGAGTTGTCTAGTATAGCAAACCTCATATCGTCTACCTCTTCTGGTAAATGGTCAAGGTCGTAGTGTTGGTTGTCTAGTGTTAGTATTCGCATAGTAGTATATTACAGTATTTTGTAGTAGAAGTCAAATTTATTTGATCTTCATCCACTCTAATTTCTCTGCTGAAAAAGGATAATTGGCTTCCTTGTAAAACTGTTTGCGTTTGGTCAAGTGACGTTTGGCAAACTTGCAGGTTGATGTTATGTCCCAGATCTGAACATGGTCTTTATCTTCTGCTTTACGTATGCCACGACCAATTGACTGTATAACACGCACAAAACTCTTGCCTGGTTCAATAAGCACTAGATTAAAAATACGTGGAATGTTAATACCCACAGCAGCCACTCCATATGTGGCCACAATGATTTTGCCTGTTGCATCGGCCACTTCGTCATATTCATCTTGTCTGGCTTTTGCTTTGGTTGCCCCGGATACAAACACTGCACCGTCACCCAGTCGCTCTACCATTTGACGACCGCACTCTGTTCTGTCTACCAGCACAAGTGTGTTGCCTGTTTCATTGACCCTGCGCACAAGGTCTGCCATGGTATCAAGGCGTCCTGATTCTTCTAACAAGTATTTAAGCTCACTTTGATAGTTTGAATACTCCACATGATCTACCAACTGCACAATGTTAACGTGACATTGCGCCAGCACACCACGATCCTGTAGTTCGCTTGCTGACAGTTTACTGACCACAGGTCCAAGTCCAACCAACAAGGCTTGACTCTCAAATTTCTCTTTGGGTATAGTTCCTGTCAATCCCCATCGAATTGGCACTCTAGCCATTATACCTGTGAGCAGAGTTTTGAGTGCATCTGCTTTGGCCATGTGCACCTCGTCTACAATAACACATACCACGTCTTCAATAAAGTCTTGTATGGTAAATTTTGCTGTGCCATCTTTAGAATCTTTAAGCAGATTGTTTAGACTTTGCCAAGTACAGATGGTGTGTGTCTTGCCGTAATCTTTGCGATCGCCAAAATACACACCCACATCTAGTTCTAAATTTCTATAGTCTGCTTCTGTCTGCGTTACCAGACTCTTGTTGGGCACAATGATAATCGAGCGACCATATGGTTGTACTGCCCAGCTCAAGGCTGCTGTCATAATGGTTTTGCCTGCACCTGTGGCCACTTCTTGTATGCACTGCGGATTCTGCAAGTAGTTATTGATAATCTCTACCTGGTAGTCTCGCAACACAATAGGTTGCCCCGC